TGTTCAAAAGGTACAGAAGACACCACCCGGAGGAGGTTATCATGTCTGGCACGATGAAAACTCAAATCTTGAACATTGCACAAGGTTAGTAGTATGGATGGTGTATTTGAATGATGATTTTGAAGGAGGAGAAACTGAGTTCTTATATTATAAAAGAAGAGAACAACCAGAGAAAGGTAAGTTATTGTTATGGCCAGCAGGTTATACACATACACATAGAGGAGGAATGGTATTAAAGGGTAATAAGTACATAGTAACAGGATGGTTTTATCTGGGAGGATACTAATGAAAGAAGAAGAAAACTTTCCTTCTGTTAATGAACAAGGAAAGAATTTAGCAAAGTTTACATTTGAAGTAGTCAAGAATGTAATTGATCTATCACCTAGTAATGAGACTAAGTTAATTCTATCAAAGGAAGAACAGAAGGAAAGAATGGATATATGTAAGAAGTGTGATTATTATAGTGTAAGACAGAATAGATGTAGACAGTGTGGTTGTCATTTGTCTCATAAGGTGAAGTTTGGTGTGAGTCAGTGTCCTATTGGTAAATGGTAATCTAATAAGAGTGTATTGAAGAGTATCTATGAGACAGATTAAGAACTGACCACCTAACCACCACAGGGCACTCAGATGCCTTATACTCATTATATACCAAACCAGGATTACCAAATGATAGTCAACGGATACGAAATCAAACCTGGTGCTGATCTTAAGGGTGCTATTCTTGAGGGTGCTATTCTTGAGGGAGCTGATCTAAGTTATGCTGACCTAAGAGGTGCTGACCTTAAGGATGCTGATCTTTATTGTGCTGACCTAAGACGTGCTAATCTTAAGGGTGCTATTCTTGAGGGCGCTGATCTAAGTGGTGCTTACCTAAGTGGTGCTATTCTTGAGGGTGCTAATCTTTGGAATGTTAACCTTGAGGGTGCTAATCTTTGGAATGCTGATCTTGAGGGTGCTGACCTTAGGAATGCTGACCTTCGAGGTGCTAATCTTTGGAATGCTGATCTAAGTTATGCTGATCTTTGGGGTGCTGATCTTGAGGGTGCTGATCTTGAGGATGCTAATATAACAAATACCATTCTTGAGAAGAAAGGTGATGACAAAGACCTTAGGATTAGAGTCAAAGAACTTGAGGAAGAGAATAAGAAACTCAAAGCAACACTCAAAGGACTTATGAACTCATGAACATCAACGGATATGATATCAAACCAGATGCTAACCTTAAGGGAACTATCTTAGACAATTCCTAAACTGACCACCTAACCCCCACAGGGCACCCAGATGCCTTATAATACATTCATACACAAAGAACCTCAATTATGGATTTTGGAATTCTTTTACAGGCAATTGGTCATGTGGCAGTTGTCCTGTTTTTTACCGGTCTTGTTGTTGGATGGATTTTTTTTGTAATGGAAATGATTAAAAATCAGGTCTTACAAGGAATTATCATGTTTCTTCCTCTTATAACATTTCTTACCATTATGCAATATCATATGCTTGCCAATTCATAAGCTGACCACTGAACCACCATAGGGCACATAGATGCCTTATACTATTGATTACATGACTAAACTATGTATTTTGTATCGATTGTTACATTATTGATTAAAAAATAGGTTTTAAATATGATTATAAATATAAAACAGTTTTTTACATAGTTGTGGAAAAGTATTGTATTTCTGTGGATAAACCCTATTATTTGTGTGGAAAACCTGTGAATTATTATCTTCTAAAGTTCTTCTAATACTCTTATAAACCTCACATCTTATGCCTTATAAAGTTCTTATAAACCCTCTGAGACTTGTGACCTTTACCGACAGGCTATCACACTCGGAGCATTTTGTCAACCACCCCCGCATAAAAATTCTGAGACCCACACATTTTTCTCGACGAGACTTATAAATAATGCTTATGAATACCGCACGAGATCATACTTGACATACGTGCGAGATGTCTGTATAATATACAAGTAACATACAAATCTCGACGAGACACCATGTATTACGAAGACCACGAGTTACAGTATCATTATAACAACGAGTCTTATACGTATTACAAAGACGAGATGTGTGAGCATTATGCACGAGATACGTATACACTACGAGATACACATAACACCCAGGATACATACGAGATAGATGATGAGTACGCACGAGATACATGTGACTACGTAGAGCTTGCGTATAAACATTACGCATAACGTTACGAGATACACATACACATTATAACACACATCACACGAGATACACATGTACGCACACAAACGCATCATAAGTGTTACATTAGACATCGAGTGTTATGATGATTTAAATCTAGAAGATATCAATTGGAATGATATCTTAGGACTAGAAGGTGACGAGAATGTTGATATTAGCATCAGAGAGACCGCAGACGTGTATTAGTGTGCCACTTCCCCGACTGGCACAAGAGGGCATTAGAAGACCTTATAAGACCCATAGAGAGACCTTATGAGTGTGACAGTCGGGGAAGTGGCACACAATATGGTCACAGACCTCAAAATCGTGTATTGTAGTTAAGTCATCAGGAATTCACCCTAAAAATGATTAACAACGACATGCTTGAGATGTTAATGAGTCGTGAACAATTAATGGAAGATATCATCGCAATTGTTGATGAGTATTTTCAGGCACAGATTAATGAGTGTGATGATATGGGTGAGTTGAGTAATTTTGAAGAGGCAAAGGATGCTTTAACATCTGTGCTATGTGATGCTGTGTGTAAGAATTTCCCTGCTAAGTAACATTCATTCATTCATTCACTAACTAACACTTTTTTTCAAAATGACCGTTCTCAATGTACATGACGAAGCAATTCGTAGGTTAGCATCAGGATTCTCTGAAGAGTTTGCTGAGTTTGCTGCAGGAGATGAAAGAATGCATGAGTTAATGATGGATCTTGCTTCGGAGTTTGTTGATACTAATCTTCCAATTGTGAGAGAAGATGACTCTATCGATGTTGCTCATGAGTTAATGTGTAGTATCACGATTCGTACTGTGTAAGTGATACTATGTGCCAAAAGTATTAGTGGCACAATAAATGAGCACGAACCTCAAAATCGTGTATTGTAGTTAAGTCATCAGGAATTCACCAAATGCAAGGTTACAACGGTTGGACAAATTGGGAAACCTGGAATGTTGCTCTCTGGATCGGAAATGATCCTGGTTTGTATGAACTTGCATGTGATGTTGCCAGGGATGGTGGAACTTATGGTCATATGGTAAGTATGATTTTAGAGTGTAGTAAAGAAACACCAGACGGATGTAAGTGGGACGATGTTAATATCAACGGAATAGAAGTAAACGAAATGATGAAAGAACTTATAGACTAAGTAACACTTACTCAACTCTCACTAACTAACATTATGACTTTGCTTCAAATTCTTCTCCCTCCTGCCATTATGTTTACGATTGTTTATGTTGTGGCAAAAGTGTTTAAGTTAAATCCAACACGATATCAATCTAGTAATTATGAAGACGGATTTATAGATGGGTTTTTCTCTGGTCATATGGACGAAGACCAAAATTAAGTAACACTTACTCAAACCTCACTAACTAACACTTTTTTTCAAATGGATTACGACACTTTCGACACTGACATTTTCTCTGAGATTAATGACATGCCGGGTGAGATTTACGATGTGATTGAATATAAAGAAGAGGGAGAAGATGATAAGAAGTTTGATGTAGAAGGTTACATTAACGGCAAACTAGATTACTAAGTAACACTCACTCACCTCCAATTGACCCCTATAGTGTAACCACACACAGGCAACACATGAAATTTCAACTTAAGGTCAAACTTACCAAAAACGGTAAAACTTTTGCTAAAGGTAGTATTGTAACAGAGGATCAAGTCTCTCGTTATGGTATCAACCAGGCATATCTTGAAAGTTACACCAAACCACGTAAAACGAAGGAGGTGTTTACATTAGACGAGGAGAATCTACTTGTTGATTTGTATCTACAACACGCAGATCCTATCAACAAATCAGATAATCGCAAGTCTATTATTCATGATTATCGCAAAGAGTATGATACACATTCAGACAATAGTTTGGAGATCTTTATCAATTCAATCAAACGAATTGATTTAGACTATCTTGCAGAAGGTATGGCACCTAATCGTAAGTTAGTCAAAAAGTTATCTGTTATCTATCCTGATAGGTTTATGACTTTAGATCAACTTGATTTGACTTTATCATTCAAGGATTGATAACATGTAGGGGGATTACAACCCCCTGTATTATTGTGACTCACCTCATTATCTAACATCATGCTCAAAGGACAAGTTTTAAAAATCGTTGGTGAAACTGCAAGAGACGTTGATCCTAACATGACAAGATTGGAGAAGTTTGAAGTATTTTGCCGTGTATGTGATGGATTACTTAAAGATGGTAGAATTAGTTCTGCTAAACATCATGCATGGACAAACCCTTTTTAACACTTAAGAAAAACACTAAGTAACACTCAGGTCAGCCGCGAGTGGACAGTTGGTCAAAGTGTCACATGAAATAGGCACGACCCTCAAAACCGTGTATTGTAGAGGTATGAACAAAACCACTCAAAACCAAACCTACACCGACCCTTGCACCTATGCCATGCAAAATGATATGAACCGTCTCAAGGAAGAGATTGCATCAGACCTCGCAAACTACATGTTGGAGATGATGCCTGATCTTGAAATGTGTGTCGATTTCGTATGTGATCGTTTCGGTCTTGATTGTAACGATGAACTTGTAGATTTCGTTGCTGATTGTCACGATGAGTTCTTCGGTAACTGATACTAACTCATTCATCCACTAAATTACATGCCTGTCTGGAATTGCTACGGTTACGACAACAAAAAAGAGATGCACGATGTGCTCTCTTACATGACAGAAACTGCTGCCGAAGCATATGAAATATGCAAAGAATTACATCCAAACTTTGAGATTATTACAGTCAAACTTCGTCCTGAGTAACACTTACTCATCTCACACTAACTAACACTCTCTCATTCAAATTATGAACTACACTCTTAAGCAACTTCAAGACCGTGTTAATAGTATGATCAAAGAACAAGGAGAAGATGCAGAGTGTGCCGCATGGATTTATACCAAGAATGATTGTCATTTGAAGGACGAAGATGGCAACACTGATTATGATAACAATGTAGAAGATCCTGAGGTTCTTGAACGCATCTTTGATGATGTTGGCAACATTGATTACATCTATGAGGTGATTCAAGACTGTGTGGATGAGGCTGTAGAAGAGCAACTAATGTTACAACAGCAGGAATTAGCAGAGACTAAGTAACACTAACTGTAGTATCACTAAATGATACTCAGAGCGGCCGAGAGTGGACAGTCGGACAAAGTGGCACAAGGTTTCGGCACAGACCTCAAAATCGTGTATTGTATAGAAGTGGAGGGGACAGCACCTCACCACACCTCTAAACCCTTTCTACCTGCCTCTCATGCGTAAAATCGAATCCCAAATGGTTCAGGCAATCGAGGACAACACCAACTGGACCTCTGCGAACACGTGCGTCACCCTTGAAGACGGTATCAGCAAGGTTTATCTTCACGGTAACTTGATTGCTGAGATTGACGAAGATTCAATGAAACTTTATGATGGTGGCAGACAATCAAAGACCACAAAATCCCGTCTGAATGTAATCCTTTCAGAGTACGGAGTTGCTGGTGAAAGTGTATTCCAGAAAAACTTTGAATGGTTCATCCGTCTCTGGAATGGCACCGAATTCTTTACAACTGAGTTCCGTAACGGTATGCGTCTTGCATGATCAAAACTAAAAAAGAGTGGGCATCAATCTATGCCCGATTCTACTCAATCATTCTCATTCTCATCATTCTCTAAATGCAAAATAAGCACATCGAACATCCCGAAGATTCTATTCTCACTGGAGATTTAAGTGCTCTTGATTGTCTACGTAATGAAGGCAATCTGTCAGTGAAAATGGACGGAGCACCTGCAATCGTATGGGGAAAGAATCCTGCGACTGGTAATTTCTTCGTTGGTACTAAGTCAGTTTTTAACAAAGTAAAGATCAAAATCAACGAATCGCATCAGGATATTGATGCTAACCATACGGGCAACGTTGCAACAATTCTGCATAAGTGCCTTGACTATCTTCCACAAACTGAAGGTATCTTTCAGGGGGACTTTATTGGTTTCGGTGGCACTGATGAATACACACCGAACACAATCACCTATCAGTTCGATAACATTGTAGA